AGTCCAAGAAACTCCCTCAACTTAGGTGTAATTTCCTGCTTTCGGTTAAAACCGTTGTTCTCAGCCCGCTTCTTAGCCTTCTCACCATCAGGATCATCTTGAGTGTTCTTAATCTTGCGGATCAGCTTAGTGAGCGTCTTGACATCGGAGCGAAGAGCAGCAATTTCAGATTGAATAGTATCGAGAGACATTATATCTTTCTCACGGGTTTAATCTTTAAGTCATGAAATAGAAGAAAGAATAATGTGAAGATCGTAAATACAGCTAATATGTGGTATCTGTTAAAGTAGAGGGTATCATTCCTCACAAGTTTTGGTGGTCGTTCGATAATTCTGAAAGGGGGTCTACTCTCTTTCGTAGACTCACCAGGGCACCCACCGGAACAACACGCTTTAGGACACGGGGAAATATAAAGACCCTGCCTCCTTCCACAAAATTGATTTCTTTCAGGCTTCTTCGTATCATCATATGCATAACATCGACATTCGTCTATGATACCACAGTCCATAATATTATATCAGAATATAATAATGGACGAAAAGAGTTATCCGAAACAGACCATCGATAAGTTTATGAACGATAACTTATTTTTCAAGGATCCTAAGCTCAAAAAATATTACGAGAGAAATGAGCAAAGAGACTTGAAAAAATTTAGGGATCGCGTTCATACCGCGCACCCTGATAAAGACTTTGAAAAGATGATATACGTCTTCGTCACAGACTCCATTCGTGATATAGTACTCGATACCGTGGGTGAGTTGACGGAATTTCTTAGTGCATCCGGTGACCTCATCATAAGTGGTGGAGAAGCGTTCAATTTATACGTAGATTATAAGGATCGCATAGTTACGAGTGATATAGATGCCAAATTTGTTCCGCGTATACGCATGGATCTCAAATATTTTGGTAAACTTCAAGCTTTGAAGCTACTTCTGTGGAACAAATTGGGTCAATTGTCTAAACGTCTAAACATGCGTATACGAAATCGCATTCTCTCACAGGATACGAAGCTCAAAAAGTTTTTGGGTATAGGATTCAAAAAGGATGGTCCTTTTGTAACTCGGAGATATACTCTGATTAAGAAAAGGAAAACACGGAGTAATAAAAATCCATCCAAGGGTGACGTTTTCATAGATGTAGAACTTTTCGCATTAGACCTCAATCTCAGATATCTTGACCCAAAAACGGGGCGCATTAAAGATGTTACTCTGGGTGGTATACTCGATATTCCGTATATGCGCCCGGGTGAATTTGGTTACGAAGTAGGTGAAACCAAGAAGAGGGGTATGACGTACAGAAACGCAAACACAAATAAGATGATTGTCAATAACAAAATATTCGTCGCGAGTAAAGAGTTTTTGATAGAAGATATTTATCTTATGCATAAACTCAAGCTACGTCCAGAAAAGAAGGAAAAGGATAGACAACGACTCATACGTTTAGGAAAAATGTTTAATAAAAGTGTGAGATACTCAGATACGATTGAAGATATTTTCAAAAAGGTCAGGCACAAGATTGTAAAAACACCAACCACCACGCGATCCAAATACAAGGAGGTAAACATCAAAAAGGCTATGAAAATAAATCCATACAATTATAAGAAATTTACGACAGAACCATCAAAGGATAAACTTTCAAAACAGTTTGTCCATGGTTTAAAAACCTTGACGACCAACACAAATATAGGTAACAAGTACGAAAAATCTTCAGGAAATCAAAGATTTAATCTTAAAAAATACGTATGGAAAAAAGAAAATAACCCCGCGTACGTTAAAAACGAACAAAACTTCAGACTCAAGAATGCAAAAAAAATTCCAAAAAATCTAAACATCAAGAAAACTTTGTATGGATACAGATCTAACCGTAATAAGTGGTTACCCCAAAAGATTCTTGACAAATCAGCAAATATACCGTTTGTTGGGTTAAAGAAATAAAACACAGGATATGTATAAATGCTTTACAACACTCCAGTCAAGGGTGACGATGGTCTTTATTTTGTGAAGGCGCTTAACGATGACAAGCGTAAGTGCCTCGTCCAGCTTAATAAGGTTAAGGTGTCTGAAGTTTCAGGCGAAGTTGTTTTTGCCCTCGTTTCCGATACGAACATTGATAAAATTAAGAATGTCGATTCCCAAAATCTCGTAGCCGCACACGAAAATGCGGAATCTTGGTTTGGTAAGGCACTCTCTGAAAAGGTCGTCGAAGGTGCATACACACCCAGTCTAGTAAACGATCAACTTTCAGGGGACAAGATAGAAGTAACCAAGGTATTTAACTCAGCCCGAGAGGTTGTTGACTTCGATCTCGTACAACCCGAAAAAACTTGTGATGTCATCCTCGAATTTTCCGGACTTTGGTTCGCCAAGAAGGCCTTTGGTCCATCCTGGAATATCGTCCAGGTCAGACTCCATGATGACCCAATTCTCGATGCCTATCCAGACGAATATTCTTTCATCGAGGATGACCAATAAAAAAAATTTGTTACTTATATAATAAAAGATGTTCGTGAAGTTTTTCGCTAAGCACCGTCAAAAACTTACTGTAATCTTAGCGATTGTTCTTGTAGTCTGGCTCCTCACTACCCTCGATAAGTCCTCCACGTACTCCATCAAGGAGCGCGAGTACGCGAGCTTTGGTCCCTCCGCCATCGGACCCTCCGCGGCTCCCGTAAACGGCGGTATGCAGAAGGGTACCGGACTTGCGTCCTCCCTCCTCCCCCGTGAGGTGGCGAGCGACGAGGATTTTGGGCAATTCGCCCCCGAGGATATCCTCAAGGGTCAGAACTTCCTTGAGCCCCGTCAGCAGATTGGTTTCCCCGAGACTGTCGGTGGCGCCCTGCGAAATGCTAACCAGCAAATCCGTGCCGATCCTCCCAACCCGAAGGATCCATTCGTTTGGAACAACTCTACTATCGTTCCCGACCTCATGCAGCGTAGTTTGTGCGCTTAAAGATTAGGTAATAGACATTAATAATGACTTCTGTATCAAGTGAACTCTCTGAAAATGTTTCTAAGCTCGTAGAACTTACCAAGCAACTCTCTGAAGCGAAAGCTGATATCAAAATCCTCAATCAAGAAGAGAAGAGACTGAAAGAGTCTGTGAAGAAGCATATGATTGCTCAGGGTATCGATACCATTAACCTCAGGAAAGGTAAGATTAGTTTACGTAAATCTGTACGTAAAGGAAGTATCAATAAAGATGCTATCAAGGAGGGACTTAGCACTTTCTTCAATGGCGACGAAGCTAAGGTGGAAGGAGCTTTAAACGCCATTCGTGATGGACTTAAGGTAAAAGAATCAACTTCTATTTCGTTAACTGGTATAAAAGACAAGCCCCAGAATGATAGTAAGTAGGAAAAATGGTTTGGAGCCAGTACGTTTACGAAGCTACAGACGGTTTTGACACCCACGCCAGTGATGACGATGAATTATATGACGACACTCCTCTGAATATTGAAGACTGGGAAGTCAAATACTCAGATGAACTACGACACATGTGGAAGACCATGGATACATTGATGTATGATGCACACATCAATCATTCAGGGAAGTTTTGTGATTTTGTCGAATTTTGTTTCACAGAACATGACACAATTCCTAGGGTTACTTGGGAATATGGAGAGCAAACTAAATGGTATGAGGAACGTCTCGCATATATTTGGAGAAATCTCAGGCGTGTAGTTAATGAAAATGGACTTTATGAAGAAATGATGCGAGGCGCTACGTTTAATAACTTCGCAAGTTTCGCTAAAAATTATATGGGTGTATATTAAATGCTCCCAGATATAACATCTCAAAAAGTTGCAGTACCCGCGGCGCTTTTTTTGGCACTGAGCCCCGGTGTTCTCGTAACAACCGACGGCTCAAAGGTAATCACATCCCAAGGAAAGATCGAAAAATTAGTCGTATTCTTTCACGCTCTCGTGTTCTTCCTCGTTTACAGTCTCATAGCGAAGATGATGGGTCTCGTACTCACGAAGACGGATCTCCTAGTGACCACATCTCTATTCATAGCTCTCAGCCCTGGTTTACTTCTCACTATTCCCCCGAAATCCGGAGGGATTATAGGGTCTGGCGAGACGAGTTTCGAAGCTGTCTTGACACATGCGGTAGTGTTTGCACTGGTCTTTGCGATTTTACGACGCCAATTTCCTCACCTCTATTAAATAGGAAGATGAAATACCTCATTCTAGGTCCCGCTTCGATGGCTATATTCTCTTTAATTGGGACTTTAAAGTCTCGCGAAACACAACTCGCGGATGTTAAAGAAATTTCGGGTTCATCAGCGGGAGCTATATTGGCATTGTTTCTAGCTATGGGGATGTCTATTGACGAAATTCTAGACATATCATTATCATTAAATATCCCCAATTTTGTTAAAATTCGTATTGGTTCCTTTTTTAACAGATTTGGTTTTGTTGATATGGGACCTATACGAAAAAAACTAGAAGATATATGTGGATGTGACCCAAAGTTCAAAGACTTGGATATGAAGATATACGTTTCCGCCTTTTGCATGAACACGAGTGAAACTGTGTATTTTTCACGGGATACTCACCCTAACATGAGTGTGATTGATGCCGTGTGTATGAGTATGGCTGTACCGTTCATATTTGCTTGTGGTACATACGAAGGTAGGACATACGTAGATGGTGGTACAAAAGAACAATACCCGTTAGCTCCTTTTTTAGATAAGAAGCCTCACGAAGTATCTTGTATTAAGATTAAAATGGATCAGATGTATCAAGAGGATATTGATACCCCTAGACAGTTCGTCGAAGCACTTATACGATCGTCGCTTTCGAATCGCGTAGAAGATAAGAGACCTATAGAAGTTATTGAAATAAACGTAAAAGATACAAACATATTTGATTTTGGTATGTCTTATGAAGAAAAAGTGAGACTTTTTAACATAGGATACTTAACTACGTAATCACTTTTTTTTGTTAGTCTATTATAATATGAAAGACCCGTGTAGGAAAAGCACGCGTGTAAAGGTACTCCGGAACGCTGTCGAGATCAGAACCGGTAAACCAACCAGACTATCAAAAAAGAAATTATGTGAAGTGTTCACCAACATCCAGGAAAAGAAGTTACCTCTACCTCCCTTGATTTTAAGTCCAGACAGGACGTACCTGATCGATAGGAAGTCTCCTCTTACATCTAATGATTATGAGCGCCTGTTTGATGCTTCGTCTAGTCGCGCTACCTTGAAGAGACTCGCTGAGAAGGTCAACATAAAAAAGGTCGAAGGTCTGACTAAAAGTCAACTGATTGAGGCTATCCTTAAACGATTATCGTTTCTTAAAATTTTTGAACCGGTGAAACTTGGTAAAAGGAGTAGTGCAGTTTGTAAAATCACAGCAGCGAAACCATCTGTTCCCGCAGCAGTGAAACCACCTACTCCTGTGGTAGTGAAACCCCCCGCAGCAGCGAAGCCACCTACTCCTGTGGTAGTGAAACCCCCCGCAGCAGCGAACGTCAAGACGAACGTCAAGGCTAGTGTCTCTGAGAATAACGCAAAGGTAATTTTGGGAGATAGGAATTACAATCTGTTATTCGACCCCACAACTAAAAAGGAAGAACTCGTGCGAATTGCCAAGAAGGTTGGTATTGTTGACCCTGAAAATATGACAAAGAGGGAAATTGTTGAAGCCGTGACGAAACGCATACGTTTCATGAGTAATAGAGGTCTTACTCCGAGAACTATGAAAAGCGGTACCAAGGTACCATTCTTTCCCGTAGCGAGCGGTAAGCCTCCTCCTACGACGTTTCCGTCATTTTTACAACCTAAACCCCAACCCGCGTTTCGACCAATTCCAGTACCAGGTTCCAATTCGTTTCGACCAACTCCAGTTCCGATTCCAGGTCTTATTCCCCCGAGACCACCTAAACCATCTACAACGAATGCTGGAACGAGTACCAATAATAGACCATCGAATACTATCACTGGACCAACTAACAGCGGACCAACTAACAGTGGACCATCGAATACAAACAATGGACCAACTAACAGTGGACCAACTAACAGTGGACCATCAAATACAAACAATGGACCAACTAACAGCGGACCAACTAACAGCGGACCAACTAACAGTGGACCAACTAACAGTGGACCAACTAACAGCGGACCAACTAACAGTGGACCAACTAACAGCGGACCAACTAACAGTGGACCATCGAATACTATCACTGGACCAACTAACAGTACTGTTAAGCCTCCAAAACCAGGT